CGCGTACGGTGCTCGGGTTGGGCGCCGCTCGCGAACGGTGGCTCAATGCATGGGTTGATTGCGGACAGCCGCTGCAGCGGATCGTCGACGTGTATCCAAGTACGTGGCGCGCTCGTGTGCTCGGCGTCGGCTCGGTTCGCGTACCGCGCGACGTGGTTCGAGCGACCGAGACGCGCGTCGCGCTTGTCGAGGTGGCGAAGCTCGGAGTCGACGAGCTCGGGCCGGATGAAGCGGCGGCGATACTGATATCGCGCTGGGGAGCGCGAGCCGGCGAAGTCGGCAAAGTGTTAGAGTCTAAGAAGTCTAACAGTAAGACTAAGACGAAGAGAGCGAGGGCGAAGCAATGAACAACGAACTCGAACGGCTGGCGAGCTGTCTTGAGTTTGAGCTGCAGGAGTGCGAGCGGCTCAAGGTGCCTCAATATCGCGAAGTGTGGCGTGTGTACCGGGAGATCGGCGAAGCGATTGCGAACGGCGTCGACGCGCTATGGGCGGTGGGTGAGGTTCGTTGGGCAGCGGGGTTGCAGTCGCGACTAATCGACGAGCGGCGCCAGACGTTTAGGCATTTACGGGCGATGCAGGCGCGCCACGTCGAAGCGGAAAGGACACGCAAGGATGAAGCCGGCAACGAGTAACGCAAAGGAACCACGTCAAGGCACGTTGCAGATTACATGCGGCTTGCCGGCGAGTGGTAAGTCGACGTGGGCTAATCGTCAGCCGAACGCAGTCGTTTTGTCGTCAGATCGAATACGAACGACTGGCGCGAACGCGTCGATTGTGTTCGGTTCGCTTTACGCGCAAGCGCGGTCCGGCTTGCTCGCCGGTGCGGTGGTGATCGTCGACGTGTGCGCACTGCGCCCGGCGGATCGGCTCGAGTGGCTTCGCTTCGGGCGCGGACATGGCGCCCGGTGCGAGATCGTGTGCTTCGAGGTGTCGCCGGACGTGTGCCGCAAGCGCGACGCGGTGAGGGCCTATCCGACGCTGCATTTTGACTGGAACCGCTCGGGTCGGCTTGTCCAGATCGCACACGAGCGGGTCAGGTATGAGGGTTGGGATCGGGTTGCGTGGGTGAGGTTGGAGGATCAGCGGGCTTAGCGCGGCTGGTCGGGCCGGTTGCGAAGCCAATGCTCGACGGCTGCGGCGTCGCAGTGGCGAGCGTGTTCGAGCACGGTTCGCACGGCATGGCAGACCCTAGCGTGTCCTTCGAGTGCTTCGGCTTGCGTGGGCCATATGTGCATCTCGTCGACGATGCCTGACACGAGCGTCTCGTAAACGAGCGGGCGCCCGGCGTCGTCGAAGTAGCGTGTAAGGCCCATCCATACCGTGTCGATCGTGGTGGTCTCGATGGTGTCAAGCGCTATCTGGCGGTCGGCTAGCTCGAAGATGAGTGACCATTCTCGGACGCTAATCTCCTTCCCTTGGCTGTCGAAGTAGCGCATCGGGCCATGCTTGCGCCGCTGCTGTGGGAGCGATTCAAAAGAGTTGAATGATTCTGGTTGCTTAGCCATATAGGGACGTGTCGCAAAGGCAAAATGTTGAATGATAGTGGTTACTTAGGTCATGCGGAAAAACGAGTCAGATATCATGCACTTACACCGGTCGCTTCGAGCTAGCTAGAACCTAATGATTACGGTTGCTTACGCAGATGGGGACAGAAGGTCGCTCGGACGGGGGGATGGGGGCCCGTGGCCCCACAATAGAATCATGAATGATATCATGCACTTAGCTGTGGGTTGATGGGGGGCTCGACAGTGGGGGTAGCCGGAAGCCATTCGGCAGGGCGCCCGAAAATAATCCGGGAGCCGCGGCGGCGATTCGTTTTGGGCGGCGGCGAGCCGACGGCGGTCGGGTATCGTCGGCGGCATGGACGAGCCGAAGATTTTCGAGCCGGAACGTGTGATCGGTCAGGCCGAAGTGGGCGCGGCGACGGAGGTTGCGTGGTCGGACTTCCGACACTGGCGAGTAGGCGAAGCGACCGAAGCTGCGCGGTCTGAGCATGCCGGTCCGGGACTTCCATCGCGACCGGATCGCATCCTGCAATTCTTCGCCGCCGACCATTTGCCGGCGCACTTGCGCGAAGTGTCGCTACCGTTCTGCGAACTCGCGAAGCGGATCGTCGCGGAGCTTCCGAGCAATCCAGAACGAACGGTCGCGCTTCGGAAACTGCTCGAAGCGAAAGACGCGGCGGTTCGCGCGCGGCTGTTCGTCGAAGGCTAGTCACTGCTTCGCCCGGCGACCGAAGTGCGCGGCGGCTTCCGCCCATTGGCGAAGCTGCTCGCGATCGCGCTCCGTCGAAGCGGGCCAGCAATCGCAACCGTCGACGCACTCCGGGCCGCGCGGGCCGATGCCGGGACGGTCGTCGTAATCCTGGCTAGGGTGCGGTCCCGGTCGGCGCACTTCGCGGAGCTCGAAGCGCATCACGGTCCATTGCGCCAGAATCCACGAGTGGAAGCCAGAAGCGCGCGTCGCTTGCTCGGATTCTGGCGTGTCGTAAACGACGACCGGCGTCGGCGCGATCTGACCGTCGATCAATCCCGACGCGACGAGCCGCGGAGTTCCGGTGTGCTCTTCCGTCAAGACGAACCGCGACGCGTCGGTTCGTTCGTCGACGCGCAGAACGAGCCGGGTTTCTGGGTCGGCGTGGAAGTCGAAGCGGCGCGTCTTCATCGGGCGCTCCGTCGTTTGGCGTTCGCGGTGTTGAGCGTGGTCGGCTCTATGATGGCGAGCGGCGATGCGCCTTCGACGTTGCCGACGATGCGACCGCCGCCGCCTTGCCGCTTGGCGAGTGCGTAGAGTTCGGGACGCCAAGGGCCGTAGTGTCCCGTGGTGCGATTATGCCAAGCGCATTCCGTGAGCGTGTATAGCGCGCATCGGCGCACGGCGAAGGTCCGATAGAACCAGTCGGCGCCGACCGCGTACCATCCGCGGCGCCCGGCGTCGTCCAGGTAGCCTTGCCACACAACGCGGCTTGGCCATTCCGCCCGGTCCGGGTCGTCGTGAACGTGTTCTTCCACCCACGCATGCGCATACCGGACGCCGGTACTCGATACGCATACGGCATGCGCGACCCGGATCGACGCGTGTATGTCGTCGCGCAAGGTCGGGTCGTCGAGCCGTAAGAGCTCCAGGAAGTCGAGCGCGTCGTCGAAGCAGTGGTGTGTGGGTCGAAGCGTCGGCATGCCGCCCGGCATCGCATGCGCCCGGCGAATATGCAATCAATGGCGCATGACCGACGACGAGTGGGAAGCGTGGGTGATGGCGCGACCGGAAGCTGTTCGAGCGGCGGCTCGCCGGTGGCCAGGCTGCAGCGGCGGCAAGCTCATATGTTACCGGTCGACGGAGAACCCGAGGTTTCACTACACGATTTATAGCTATGCGGAGACGCCGACCGGCGTCACGTGTTCGCTAGTCCATGGGCGCGACTCGACGTTGCCGGGCGTTCGTACGTTCGGACAGCCGCTCGAACAGCTCGTTCCGTGCGGCTGCGGCCGGTGGCAGCCGCCGACGGAGCAACAGACACGAGCGACGCATAAGCGGCTGGGACACATGAAGCAGGAGCGCAACTGATGAACGGCGAGAACGAGCGGGCGGATATGATGGCGACTCGGATTCTCGCGGTGCTCGCGGTGTCCGATCGCAAGGGCGTCGGCGCGACGATCGGCGAGGTGTTGGATATCGTCGCGCGTGACAGCGTGCGCGACGAGAGGGAGCTCGCGCTGCTCACGATAGGCGCGCTGACTGCGCGCAACATAGTGGCCTACGTCGACGAGTATCGGCGCGAGGTGCCGCTTCGAGATATCCGGCTTCGGCTTATCCCATTCGACGGCCCTTGGAAGCGCGGCAGTTGACGCGGCGATCGGTCGCACACATACCGGGTGCATGAGTTCCACGAAGCGCGGCGGGCAACGGTCGGCGGCTGACTACTATCCGACGCCGGGTTGGTGCGTCGAACGGCTGCTCGAAGCGGTGCCACTGCGTGGCGGCGTTTGGCTTGAGCCGACGGCCGGCGATGGCGCCATCGTGCGAGCTGTGAACGGCTATCGGCGGCGGCATGCATTTCCATGGGTCAAGTGGCATCTGGTGGAGCTCGAAGATCGACACGAGCCGAAGCTTCGGCTAGCGGGCGGCTCGAGTGCTGACGTGCAGATCTGTTCGTTCCTGGACTACGAGCCGCCCAACAACGTCGACGTCGACGTCGCGATTCTGAACCCACCGTTCAGGATCGCGAGCGAGGTGATCGAGCATGCGTTCGAGCTCCGCGCGGCGGTCGTCGTCGCGCTGCTACGGCTGAACTATCTCGGGTCGGAACGTCGGGCGGCGGCGCTGCGCGCGTTCATGCCGTCTGTGTACGTGCTACCGAATCGCCCGGCGTTCGACGATCGCGGTACGGATTCGGACGAATATGCATGGTTCGTTTGGCAGCGTGGGCGGGGTCAGGGTGGCCAAGGTCGAATCAGCGTACTCGAGTCGACGCCACGTGATCAGCGCGTGCGACTTCCTCGATCGGCTCGAAGCGGTCACAAGTCGAGTCGGTCGAGCATGACGGCGACACGCTCCGCGGCGTCGGGATAGTGGGAGAGGATGTCGGCGAGTGCTTCGCGAAGCTGGCGCCACCGTGGATTGTTCCGGACGATACGGTCGTCGACTTGCTCGGCGGCGAGCTCGAGGCCGGCCTTCTGGCGCAACAGCTGTGCCTCCATGCGGACGACGCGCATGTAATCGAGCGCGCTCATACCGGGGGTTGCGCGCTTGCGGCGAACCTCGTCGATCAGAGCTTGCGTGTCGGCAAGCGTCGCGCTTACTCCGATCGCCGCCGCGGTCGAAGCCTGCATCTCGGAGATCGCCCGGACCGGCGTCGGCGGTGGGCTCGAGGAGCTCGAAGCGGCTGTCGCCGGTGCTCCGACGCCGGGCGGATCGGGCGGGCGGTCCCAAGTCTCTACTGGGATCGAGTAGACGTCGCGCATCCGGGCGCGCGCGGCTTGCGACGGTAGCTTCAAGCCGTGTCGCCATAGGTGAACGGACTGTCGCGATCGAACGGCAAGTTCGCGAGCAATCCGCGCGATCGACGCCGGGACTGCGCGCAACATGGCTTCGCCTTGTGTGATCGGCGGCGTTACGTATACAGTTGTATTCGACATGCCATCTCCAGAGCGTATCATTGTATTCATACTACTAACAGTCATACTAACTGTTAGTGTGGTGGCCGTATTTGACTGTCTAACAAGGGGCGACATTTAGCGACGTTTGCGCGGGTCCCATGTATCGCGCATCGCATACGGATCGACGAGCGGCGTTCGGAGATCGGTCGGCGGCGGCGGCGGCGGGAGCGGCGTCGGGTCGTAGTTCATCCAGGTGGGTTCCCACGTCGAAAGTGCGAGCGCATCAAAACGATCGGGCGATCTTTTCAGAATCGCTTTGATCGAATCCTTGTCGATCAAGTTCAGGCGCGAACGGTCGTCGATACTCCACGTCATAACGTGAAGCTCGGCGGCGAGATGGTTGTCGGCGATGAGTGAGCCGCCCGATCGAATCCAGCGTTCGAGCGACGCGCAGACTTGATCGCGGACGAGCGCGTAGTTCTCGTGATCGCGGAACGGGCGCACGGAACCGCGAACGCCGATCAGGCGGAACCCGTACGGGTGTGCTTCGTGGTAGGCGCGGAACGTCCCGTATACCTCGGCGCCGACTGCGCCATCGCGATCGATCACGACGACCGGGACTTCGCGCTCGACGCCGAAGGTTCGGATCAGGAGCAGGACGTGTCCGAGGATCGCTTGTGCGGTCATGCCGCGGTGTGCTTCGAGTGCGAGATGTCGGAAGCCGCGGCGAGCGCTGAATCCTGACTCGTCGCCTTTTGAGCCGCTTCCGGCGGGATCTATCCCGATGAACAACAGGCCGTCGGCGGGCGCGTCTTCGAGGCGCTGTTGCGCGGCGGTGATCAAGTCCATCGGGAAGATCCGCCCGATCTCCGCTTGGCAGAACTCGCCAAGAATGCGCACGCGAAAGAATGCGGAGTCGCGACCGTACTCGCCTTCGAGCTCGTCGACGTACTGGCGCGTCGCGAGTCCAGGGATTACGACGCGACCGGCGACGACGTTCGGCGACTCTTCCGACGAGATGCGCATGCGGTGAAACACGGATTCGTCGTCGTTGAAGATCCGATAAAAGAAGCCTTCGTTCCGCGTCGGGTTCGAGATGCAAACCAGCTTGCCGCCGCCCGATAGGTTCCCGCGTATGGCTTCGTAGATGAGATCTTCGACGCCGGTGCATTCGTCGATCAGATACAGATTGTTCGGTCCCGAGATGCCTTGAACGGCTTCGGGTTCGCGCGAAGTGAAGCCGAATATCATCCGGGTTCCGTCGCTCGAAGTGATGCCTGTTCGAGCGAGCGAGCCGACGCGCCCGGTATCTATCAGGGCAGAATGCGCGCACGGTCGCGGCCCGTGCGGGTCGTTCCGCTTGCAGTCAATGCAGCGACCCGACTCCATCAAGACGCGCTGGAGCTCGTACCAGACGACCTTATTCAACTGGCGATCGGTCGTCGACGATAGGATCGATTGCGAGTTCGGCGTCGAGCAATACCACCACAAAGCGAGCGCTGCGATCGTTCGGGTCTTTGACGTCTTTTGGCCACTGCAGACGCCGACGCGATCAAAGTCGCGAACGGCTTCGAGTAGCTCTTGCTGGCGCGACCATGGCTCGAAGCCGAGGATCTGTCGACAGAACCCGACGGGATCGAGGACGTATCGATCGTTGGGCCACGTGAGGGAAATGCGTTCGTGAAGCTTCGCGCGGATTGCGCGCGCGAGATCCGCACCCATCTTGATCCGACTTGATTCGTTCGACGCGCGCGAGCCGAGCCGCGAACGCCGATCTTTTATTGAAAGCTCGTTCGAGTAGGTAACCATCCGTAGTCCGATCGTAAACCTGTTAGGTTTACTGTCGAATCTACTAGAGCGCCAGTTGTTACTAGGTCCGTCGAGCCGCTTACCTAAGCGGATCAATGGCGTCACTACTCCAGCGCGTCGCTAACGTGCTGCTCGGGCGCTCCGCGTACGCTGAGAAGCCGAGCATGTCGACGAGCTCGAACGAGCTCACGTCGCCGCAAGTGATCCGCGCGCGCGAAGCACTCGGCGGCAACCTGGCGCCGCCCGGTCGCGTTCCGACGCGGCTTTACCTTGCCGACGTCGAGACGGCGACGATCGCCGCGGACATGGGGCAGATCAAGCCGGCGGCGCAGCTTATGGCCGCCGCGAAGCAGGATGGCGTGTACTCCGGCGTGCTGTCGACGCGGACGGACGGCCTTGTTCGGCTGCCGCGCAAGTTCGTCGGCGACTCGGAGATCTGCGCGAAGCTCGAAGCGGGGCACACGAGCGGTTCGTCGAACGCCGACCCGCGAAGCGACTTCGACGAGATGTGTCCGCCGAAGGAGTTGGCGTTGCTCGCAGCCGACGGCCTTACGCTCGGGATAGGCGTCGGCGAGCTCGTCGAAGTGCCGGGGCGTGCGTATCCGGTGCTCGTGCGGCTCGATCCGCAATTTCTCGTCTACCTATGGTCGGACGGCTGTTGGTACTACCAGTCCGTCGCCGGCATGCTGCCGATCACTCCGGGCGATGGCCACTGGGTGTTGCATTGTCCAGGTGGTCGCGTCGCGCCTTGGCAGAATGGATTCTGGCGAGCGATCGCGCGCGCGTTCATCCGCAAAGAGACGGCGTCGCTACTGCGCGACAACTGGGAACAGAAGCTATCGAACGCAGCGCGTGTCGCCGAAGCACCACAAGCGGCGACCGAAGATCAGCAACAGGGATGGTTTCAACAGGTCGCGGCGTGGGGGATCAATACGGTTTTTTCCACGAAACCGGGCTACGTGGTCCGGCTGTTGGAAAGTAATGGGATTGGATGGCAATCGTATTCTAAGACGATTGAAGATCAGGATCGCGAGTTTCAGATTTGCGTTGCTGGTCAGACCGTAACGACCGAGGGGAAAAGCGGTTTCGTATCGGCCGATCTCTACAAGTCGATCCGAAGCGACTTGATTCAAGCGACGGGCGACGATCTCGCTTACACCGTGAACACGCAGGTGTTGCCGGCGTACGTGTTCAATGTCTACGGCGAACAAGCGCTCGAGTCGCGCGTCGTCGTAATGGAGTGGGATACGACGCCGCCGAAAGATCTCAACTCGGAAGCGACGTCGCAAGTTACGGCGTCGACTGCGATCAAGGGGCTTACCGAAGCACTGGCGCCGCATGGTAAACGCGTCGACGTCGCGCAACTGTGCGTCTCCTTCGGCGTTCCGATCCTTGGCGACGGCGACGGAGACGGCGCGAACGATGGCGCGTCGAACGACAACTCGGCGAAGGGTTCGAGCGGCGCAGGCGATGGAACGCCAGTCGAAGGCGCAAGCGCGGCGGCGGTCGATCTCGTGGCATCGCAGAAGGACGCAGAGGACACGGCATTGAATGGCGCGCAGATCGCGTCGCTCGTGCTCGTCGTGACACAAGTCGCTGAAGGCAAGATTCCGCGCGACGCAGCGATCGGGATCATCAAGCGTTCGTTCCTAGTCGACGACGCAACGGCGGCTGAAATGCTCGGTTCGGTAGGAGCCGGGTTTGTCCCGTCTAGCGCCGACGCTTCACCTACCGAACCGAGCGCGCCCACTAACACAGAAGAGGCGGCGGAATGAAGCCAGAAGATCAAACGGCGAAGCTGCAACCGTTGCAGCGTTTCGAGCGCGTCGGCGAGCTCGCGATCCGCCCGCAAGCGTTCTTCGAGTTCTTTCTACCGCCGCCGACGGAGCGACGGAACGCGCTCGTCGGCAGTGTCGAGATCGTCGACATATGCGGACCGCTGACGACGCGCGCGGAGATGTGGTGCGACTCGTTCGAGTCGATCGTCGAACGCGTAGCAGTCGCCGCCGCTCGACAGGAAACGACGTCGATCGTGCTTCGCATGGATTCGCCGGGCGGCGATGCGCAGGGAATGATCGACGCGGCGAACAGCATCGCGTCGATCTGCCAGAGTGCAGGCAAGCCGCTTTATGCGTACGTCGGCGCGCAGTGCTGCAGCGCTGCCTATGCGCTCGCATGCGTCGCGGCTCGCATCTTCGTCGGGGCAACGGCGATCGTCGGCTCGATCGGCGTTCTGTCGCGTCGCGTCGACTTCTCACAACAGAACGCCGCGCGCGGTGTGAACGTGGCGTTCGTTGCGACGGGCGCGCGCAAGCTCGACGGGAACGAAGACGCGCCGATCACAGACGACGAGCTCCGAGAGCAACAAGCGCTCGTCGACGAGCTCGGCGCGGTGTTCTTCGAGCATGTCGCCGCGCGTCGTCGGTTGAGTGTCGAAGCGGTCGCCGGGATGAACGGGAAAGTGTTTGCGGGTCGAGCGGCTGTTGCCGCGTCGCTCGCGGACGAGCGCGCGTCGTTCGACGAGTTGCTCGCGAAGATCGCAACAGGAGAACTCAACATGTCAGCATTGCAACGAGCGCGCGCGGCGCTCGAAGAAGCGGCGAAGTCCGACGACAACGAAGTCGCGGCGGAAGCGCGGAAGGCGCTCGCGGCGATGGACGGCGACACAACTGAGCCAGCGGGCGCCGACGACGCGCCCGAACCGACCGACGAACCGAGCGGCGCCGACGACAAACCGGAACCGACCGACGACGACAAGGACAAAGACAAGGACGGCGACAAGCCGGCGGCGATCTCGAAGCGGCAGTTCGCGGCGGTCACGAAGTCGATCGCGGAGCTCGCGGCGGAGAACAAGACGCTCAAGGCGAAGCTCGAGAACGGCGACGCTGATGCGTTCTATGCGTCGCGAGCTGACTTGCCGGCGACGCTAGTCGAGCGGCTTCGCGCGTTGCCGCTCGAGGAGGCGAAGGCGATCGCCGCGGCTATCCCGGTCGCGAAGCCGCCGAAGCTTCCGATCAAGCCGAGCACACAGTCAATCAAGCCGACGCAAGGCAAGACGCAAGGCGTCGAAGCCGGACCGCGGCTGTCGGCGGCTGCGCAAGCGAAGCTCGACGCGCGCATGGGGCTCGCTCCTGCGCCGAAGCTCGTCAACAAGCGGATCGGGAACACGACGTTCGTCGGCGTTCCAGAAGATTACCAGCTGCCTTCGGCGGTGGAGTCGAGCAAGTAGCGCGCGCGACGTAGCGCGCTCGAACTAACACGACAGGGAAAGTTAGGTCAGATCAATGGCTCGATTTATCAATCACGTTCCGATCAGCAAGTACGGGTTCATCCTGAAGGCTGCCGACGTGGCGGTTCAAGGGAACGTTGCGTTCGGCGATCCTGCAACCGGCTTCGTCACGATCACACCGTCGCTTACGACGATCGCGGTCGGACACTTTGCCGAAGGGTTCACCGGCGACGGGATCAAGAAGATCAGCGTTCGACTGTTCGGCGAGGTGCAAGGGTACTGGTTTACGAACGACACCGGGACCGCGATCGTTCGCGCGTTCACGGTCGCGAACTACCTCAACGGGTCAACCGTTACGGGCGCGGCGGGTTGTCCTGCTGGCTACGTGGTCGAAGCGAACACGGCGCAAGTGCTCATTGTGCCGCGCATCATCGCCGCTCCAGTGGCGGCGGATGAGGAGCCACTACCCTGACAGGTGGGGCATCGGCCTAACAGTTAGATCAAAGGATATAGGTAAGCGATATGATCATTGATCCGGCGTTCCTCGGCTCTCTCGAGTCGAACATGCGCGTGTTGTTCGACCAGAAGTATTCGTCGCTAAACGAAGAAGCTTGGTGGCGTGTTTGCACGTATGAGAGCACGAGCCGATCTCTAAAAGAGATCGTGTATTTCTCGCTCGAGACGGCGAAGCTTCATCGCGGGTTCAAGGGCGGATTCAAGACGTTTGATGAGATCCGCTATCTGAACACGGCGGTCGAGAACGAATACACACAGTCAGGCTTGGAGCTGACCGAGGCGGAGCTTTCCGATCTCGACGGGAACGGCGTTCAATCGGCGACGAAGTGGATCGGCGAGATCGGACAGCTGACAGCGCATCACCCGCAACAGATGCTGGCGAATGCGATTCTCGCAAACCCGCTTACGTATGATGGCCTTTCGTATTTCAACGCTGGGCACTTCACGAACGGCGTCGATAACGTAGACGGCGTCTATTCGAACGACTTCACCGGCGCAGTGACGGCGACGAATCCCGGACCTTTGCCGATCTGGAACGCTGCCGGGACGCTCACTCTCGACACTGCGGCGCTGAACCTGACGAAAGCAATCGCAGCGATCAAGCAGCTGAAAACGCCGACCGGATACCCGCGCAAGCTCCGCGTGAAAGCCTTGATCGTTCCGCCTTCGCAGTATGGGCGCGCGGTCCAGCTGGTGATGGGCGCGTTCCTACCGGGCGCAGCTGTGAGCGGCGGCGGTACCGCTGACAACAAGCCGCTTGCGGCTTCGTGGGGGATCGGACAGCCGCTCGCCGCCGACGAGTTGAGTTCGTCGTTCACGGGCGGATCGGACACGTCTTACTATCTCGCGACGGAGTTCGTCGGCGAGGAGGGCGCGTTCATCTACTCGAACCGTCAACCGTTCGCGGTTCGCTACAACTCCGGCATGACGGACGCGGAGCTCGAACGCGCCGACAAACTCCAGTGGACATGCAAGGGCCGCAACGGGCTTTTGCCGCTGCATCCGTACGGCTTGTTTCGCGTTCAAGCGACTTGATCGAGGGAAGGAGGTGTCAGGGTTATGGCGTATCTAACGTTAGAAGAGTTCAAGCTGTATTCGCTGATACCTCCTGAGTTCGTCGATCGCGTCGAGCTGCAGAATCCGGGGTTCATCTCGGGACAGCTCGATCTTCAATCGGCGTTCATCGACACGCGCTTGCGCAAGCGTTACGACGCGCCATTTAAAGAACCCTATTCGCTCGTGTTGCTGTCGTGGCTTGCGCGGCTCGTAACGATGAGCGTTTGGCTTCGACGCGGTTACTCGCCGACCGATGAGGAGGCGCGGACCTATCAGGATCAATACAACCAAGTACAAGCCGATCTGAAGGAGGCCGCCGACTCTGAGAACGGTTGGCTCGATCTGCCGCTTCGACAAGACACGAAGCAGAGCGGGATCGTTACGCAGGTTCCGCGCGTCTACAGCGAAGCGGGGCCGTATGTGTGGACCACGAAGCAGCGGCAACGGGCGCGCGAAGAAGACTCGAACGGTGGGGGCACGTTCCAGTGATGGCAACGTCGAATCACGACGAGCTCAACAAGCTTATTCAAGCTGTGCGCGCGCTGGGCAAGCTCGACGAAGTTGCGGCTCCGCGCGTTGCCGACGTGATCAACGCGGAGATCAAGCGCACTGTCGCGGCTGGTACTGACCCGTACGGCGTCCCGTGGATGCTGCGCAAGGCCGACGGCGGACGACCGCTCGTGCACGGCGACAAGACGTTGCAGGCGCAGACGATCGGGTCGCTTGTGATCGTGACGATCACTGGCGAGGACGCGCGGCATTCGATCGGGTGGGCGCGCGGCGGAACGGTGCGAGAGATCATCCCGTCGAAGGGCCTTAGCGACCGCATGGCGGGCGAGTGTCTCGAAGCGGTGGGCAAGGCGTTTCAGGAAGTCTTAGCGGCGGGGGCGCGCTCCAGTGGCTGACATTCTCGCGCTCGAGAACCTTTACAACGGCGTTCGCGCGTACTTCGACGCGAACGGATGGACGAAGGTCTATCAGCCGTTTGGGTGGCGCGAGCCGGCGCAGCAACAGACCGTCGAAGATCGTATCGCATGGGTTCCGGGCGACCGCTCGGGGTTCGTCGGCGAGCTCGAAGGCACGACTCAACCGGGCGGCGTTCCGCGCTATCTCGCGACGCTGAACGAGGTGTTTCACGTCGTCGTGTCGACGTGGGCCGACGAGAAAGAACCAGAGAGCGAGCTGCTCGCATGGCGTTCGACGCGCATCCTGTGGGGGCGCTGGTACGAAGCGGCGTTTCACGTCGCGCAGGGGACGTTCACGATTCGGCGCCAAGAGTGGGTGCAGATCCATAAAGAGCGGCGATCGGGAACCGCGCTCATTGCGACGATCACGATTCAGTCGCCGATGTATTCCGACGAGTGGACGATCATCCCGTTGCCGGGAACTCCGCTCGACTCGCCGGCTCGGTTCGTTGTCGACGTCGAGGAGCTCGACGTGACGGAGCAAGTCATAAGCGGACCGGCGGCGCCGATCGCAGTCGCGGCGACGATCGGGCAGATCACACTTGCTGGCGAACAGCCGATCGACGAGCTGCCTTTGGCGAGCGGCGCGATCGCGCTCGTGAAGGATCAGTTCGACAAGACGGAGAATGGTCTTTACGTCGTCGACGTGGGCGCATGGGTGCGCACTGCGGATGTACTCGCGCAAGGGTTCTTCGTGACTGTTGCGCCCGGCGGAACGGCCAACGGTGACACGGGTTGGCGGCTCATCACTTCCGATCCTGTAGTCGTCGGCGTCTCGCCGCTCGAGTTCGAGCTGTACGGGCCTTTCCGTGTAACCGAAGAGGATTAGTCAGATGACACAACCTGCAGTCACGATTACGGAGACCGACAACGCGTTAGGCGTGTTGCCGGATAGTGAGGGCGCGTTGCTCGCGTTGATCGGCACGTCAACGAGCGGACCGCTCAACATGCCGGCGACGTATGGGCGAACGAAGTCGTTACAAGCCGACTTCGGTGCGGGAGATCTCGTCGAAGCGGGCGCGCGCTCGATCGAGCTGTACGGGCGCCCGGTCGTCGTGATTCGTTGCGCGGCGTCGACGCCGGGCGCGATCGGCACGATCGCTCATACAGGAACCGGAACGGCGGTGTTCACTGCCGATCCGTCGGCGGCTCCAGCGCAGGCGTACAACGTGAAGATCACGTTCGTTGGGCCCGGTACAGTCGGGACGACTGGCATTACGTATCGCTACACGATCGACGGCGGTCGCAACGTGAGTGCACTGCAGTCGCTTGGCGCCTCCACGTCGCTGACGATTCCGGGAACCGGGATCGTGCTTGCGATCGCCGCTGGAACGGTCGTCGCGAACGACACGGTAGCGTTCACGACAACGGCTCCCACTGCCGACGCGGCGGGCATCACGGCGGCGATCGACGCGCTCGCGCTGAGCGTGGTCAACTGGCGTATCTGCTTCATCGTTCCGCCGATCATTCAGAACGTCGCGCTTGCAGTCGACCAGAAGTTCGTGGGGCTGCAAGCGAACCATAAGCCGCGCATGTACATCGCGAATGCGCGGTTGCCGACGACCGGCGAAACCGAAGCAGCGTATCTGGCGGCGTTGTCGACGGAGTGGGGATTGTTCGCGACGACGTTCGGTTCGATCTGCGCAGGTGCGGCGAACATGGCGTCGTCGATCGACGGGAAGATCTATGCGCGCCCGGCGTCGTTCGCGGTCGCGCCGCTGCAGAACATCGTGTCGGAGGAAGTCGATATTGCCGACGTGAATCTCGGCGCGTTGCCGGGCGTGGCGCTCCGCGATGCGAACGGTAACCCGGTGTTGGGGCTACACGACGAGACTCTATTTCCAGGGCTCGACGATGCGCGCTTCACGGTGCTTCGTACTTGGATCGGAGTGCAAGGCATCTACGTCAACCGACCGCGCATCATGAGTGCGAGCGGCTCGGACTTCTATTTGATCCCGCACCGATTGATCATCAACATCGCCGAAGATGTGATCTATCAGTTCCTGCTTCGCCGCGTGAATCAGGGGATCATCCTGGACAAGAAGACCGGCTACATCCTGAAGTCCGAGGCGATGGAACTCAACGCAGGCGGGACGAACGCGCTTCGCTCCGCGCTTATGCCAGTCCCGAAGGTGAGCGACGCATACTTCGAGGTTCAGCGTAACGACAACATCTTGTCGACGAAAACCATTCACGGGCGCGTGCGAGTTCTGCCGCTCGGCTATGTGGAATACTTCGACGTCGAGATCGGATTCGTCAATCCGGCGATGCAAGTGCTGTTCACGGCGGCGGCGTAAGGCTGACGTAAGGTCGGCGAGAAAGGCGTTACGTCATGGCGGATCAAGTATTCATCAACGGCAATCAGATGTCTTGGGCTTCACTGAAAGTGAAGATCGCGGGACAACTCATCATCGGATTTACGGGGCTTACATACGGCGACAAGCGCGATCAGGCGCTCTTGTATGGCGCTGGTCGCGCGCAGACTCCGCGCGGCAAAACGAGCGGCGTGTATACGCCGGACACGTGCAAGATTACTGGCTACGTGTCGACGGTCGCGGAGATGCGCCGCATGCTTGCGGAGCAGTCGGATTCTGGCACTTCATACGGCGGGGTGCCTTTTCAGGTCGTCTCGCAGTTCATCGAAAACGGGTCGGAAGATCCGCAGACGATCGAGATCAACGGATGCACTTGGACGAGTAGCTCGGCGTCGTTCACGCAAGGCACAGAGGGGTTGCAAGAAGACGTCGAGTTCTTGCCGATGCAGATCATCCGCAACGGCTTGGCGTTGTTCGAGCCGCAAGACTTGTAGGGCGAGCGCGACACGAGAACCGCGAAGGGCGAGCGAAGGGCGAAGGGTTGAAGGATGACGGACACTGCAATCACTACCACTGACACGCAACACGAGCCGACCGCAGAGGAGCGGCGGCTTGCGGAGATCAAGGCGAAGCGCGAAGCGATCGCGAAGGCTCGCGAGGATCGCGCGAAGGCGAAGGAGATCGAGCGCGAGCTCGAAGCGGAAGGCGTCGCGCTTGCCGACGACGAAGCGCTCGAGAAACTCGAAGCGGAGTACGGCGACGCCGGGAAAAAGATCATCATGCTGCGCACGAAGGCGGGCGGCGTGATTCTCAAGAAGCCGACACACGCACAGTGGCGTGCGCATCAAGATAAGCAGCTGAAGCGCGGACACGCGAATACAGACGAGTCGGAGAAGATCGTTCGGCAATGCCGCTTGTATCCCGACGCGTCGCGCTTTGAAGCGATTATCGAAGAGTATCCGGGCGCGCTTGCGGCGTGCTTCGGCGCGCTGGCGACGCTCGTCGAAGGAGGTGCGGCGGAAGCCAACGCAAAATAGCGGCGGCGTTCCGTGCGTCGCACGAGAACCCAGCGATCATCGCGCACGGGTTGCTCGCGCTCGTTCGGTACGCCGTGACTGCAGACGACGAGCTCGACGACGAGCTCGTGTTGCAAGCCAGTATCGGAGCGCTCGGAGTCGCCGAAGGGCTTGCGTGCATACGGTGGATCGCGAAGGCGCTGTCGAAGGGATAGTTCGAGCATGGCGAAGAAGTCGAGTCAGACGCGTGCAGTGCTGGAGCTCGAGCTCGACGCCGACGAGCTGAAGGCGGCGGCGGCGGATAGCGTCGCCGCGCTCGATCGTCTCGACAAAGAGCTTCGCAACGCGACCAAAGATCTCGACTCAATGCAGAAGTCGCTCCGGCGGCTGAAACAGGGCGGCTACGAGAACTCACAGCAAGCGAAGGATCTCACGGCGAAGATCGCCGCCCAACAACAACGCATAGCGAAAGCTGACGCGCTGTATCGCTCACTCGGCGGCGACGCCGCTCGACTGGCGCGACAGAATCGATCGGCGGCGAAGTCGTTCGAGACGTTGCTCAAAGAAGCGGCGAAGACGTCGGGCGCGATCGGAGCGCTCGCAAAAACGATGCTCGTGATCAATGAGCGACTCGGCGCGAAGGGCGGCAAGGGAGCGGTTGCGCGCGCGCTCGCGCTTGCCGCGGCAATGGCATTGCTCACGACGAAAACCGTGCAGGCAACGAAGGCGCTTTACCGCTATGGAGTGGCGCAAGCCGACGCGCGGCGGTCGGAACTGCTCGGGCTCGAAGCCATGACGAAGCGGCGCAATTTCTGGCGTGTGCAAGCCGGCAACGCGCAACAGATGCAGGAGTCGATCGATCGAGTGTCGGCGTCGGTCTCGATCGGGCGCGACAAGATCGCCGCGTATCAGCAACAGCTGTACCGCGCAGGCTTGCGCGCGAAGAACCTTGATCAAGCGTTGCTCGGTATGTCCATGACAATGGCGGGCACACAGAGCGAAGAAGAAGCTCAGTGGTTCGCATATGTCGCCGGTGCTGCCGCGCGCGCAGGCGGTAGCGTCGAGAAGTTCACGAACACAGTACGCAACCGGCTCGGCGGCATCGTGTCGAAGCAGCTCGACTCACTGACTGTGCAGTCGGAAAAGCTGCAAGAGTCCTTCGCCGCGCTGTTCGCCGATCTTCCGATCGGACCGCTGCTCAAGGCGAAGCGCGAGTTCAACGAACTCTTTTCGCAGTCGACAGAATCCGGCAAGGCATTGAAGGCGCTGTTAGGTGATCTGTTGACGCCGCTTATTCGAGCGGCAACGGTCGGGCGTCGCGTTCTGAAAACGTTCTTTCAAGGTGTGATCCTCGGCTTGCTCGAAGTCGAAGGCGCCATTCTCGACGTGCTCGTATGGTGGAAACGAACCTTCGGCTTGCCGATCTTCAAGTTCAAAACTGACTCGAAGATCGTGTTCGAAGCGGCTCGACTCGCGGTGAAGGGGTTTCTCGTGCTCGTCGTTTTGATGTCGGCGTCGCTTGCGCTGTTCGCGGTGAAGATCGCGCCGCTCGTGATCGGAGCGATCTGGAAGCTCACCTATGCGATCAACTTCATGGGCCTTCGCTGGGCAGCGGTCGCCGGGAAGTGGCTCGCTGTCGGCGCGTGGCGCGTGCTCGGAACTGTGATCATGTGGGTCGGGCGGCAACTGTTCTTCCTGGCTATGCGCGGTCTCGGAAGCTTGATCGCCGGCTTCGTTCGATTGCTGCCGATCGTCGCTAGCGCGGTCGTCTCCTTCGGCGCGTTTCTCGTCGAGCTCTTGATCGCGGCGGCTCCATTCCTAGCTGCAGCTGCAGCGGCATACCTGCTCGCGAAGGCGGTCGTATGGCTGCTCGACTGGTTCTCCGGAACGAAGTGGGGAAAGAAGTTCAAAGAGATATGGAGCGCGTTTACTGAGTGGATCTCGCCGATCGGCGATTGGTTCAAGTCGCTCGGAAAAAGCATCTCGTCGTGGTTCGGGAACTCGCTCGACTCGGCGAAGGACTACGGCAAAGGCTTAGGCGATGCGCTGTCGAGCGGCTTCGACGAAAGCTTGCCAGGGCTTGCCGGCGATCTCGACGCGTCGCTGTTGGCATCGCCGCCGAAGTTCGACATTCCGTCGAAGCAGTCGACGCGCGGCTTCACGTCGAACACGACGAACCATTACTCGATCGGCGACATAAACATCACGCTCGAGCCGCGCGAAGGCGAAGCTCCAGAGGAAACCGGGCAGCGGGCGGCGGCGTCGTTCTCGACTGCTCTTATGGAACAGCTGCGAACCGTCAACGATCAAATGGGCGGGCGCGACGTCGCCATGAGTACGCCATGACAAGTCCATTCATCGATCCGCAAAATCTCGACACGATCTTGTTCGCCGGCAAGAAGTCGCCGGGCTTTTGCGAGATCGAGGGTCTCGAGGAAGTGCGCAAGTTCGACGAGCGCGCAGGCTACGGCGTCGCCGGTGCGACCGTTATGTTCATGGGTCGCGGTATCTGTCACTTCACTGTCAGACTGTATCTGTGGAACGAACTCGAGTGGCAACGGTGGCTCTCATTCAAGCCGGTTGTCGACAAGCTTCCGATCGGCAAGAACGCGAAGGGCATCGAAGTCAAACACACAATGATCAACAGCGTTGGGATCGCCGCTGTGTACGTCGAAGAGTTGTTCGCGCCGACGCAGACCGAGCCGGGGCTATGGGTGGTCGAGCTCCGGCTCGTCGAAGCGCGGATGCCATTCTTTCAAATGAGCGAGCTCGACGGAGCCGAAGCGACGCAGAACGACGAGTTCTCCGCGCGAACAAAAGCACAGCGGCTCTACAACCAAGCACAGAAAGATCTGTTGTCGAAGCCGTAGCTCGAAGGTGCACAGATGGCCGACTTTCACGTAACAGCCAACCGGGAACGCGTTCGATCGCTGAAGCTCACCGTGCCGAATCAGGGCGCTTGGCTTGCCGATATCGTGTTCGCCGAAGCTCCGGCGCTCGCATCGGGCGCAGCGGTCGATCTGAAGATCGGCGCGCAGACATGGCGCGGTGTGGTCTCCGAGGGCGAGAACGGAAGCTTCGCGCTTGCACGGCATTGCATGCTTCGCGGTGGTGCTGGCGCGTGGTCGCGCACGTTGCCGGCGAAGCACTATCACAACGACGCCGGGGTTCGCGCGTCGCTGGTCGCCGAAGATCTATGTCGCGAGCTCGGCGAGACGCTCGGCTCGTTCGTTCCTGCACACGACCGGCTCGGCGTCGACTACGTGAGGCAAGCCGGGCGCACGGCGGCGGGGACGCTCGAGGATGTCGCCGGCGGTGTGCCGTGGTATGTCGCCGGCGACGGGACGACGAACGTCGGACTTCGCCCGGCGACGAGTGTCGACGCGTCGCGCTTCGAGCTTCTGTCGTTCGATCCGAAGCTTCGCGTCGCGTCGATCGCGCTTGCCGACTCCGAGCTCGGGCCCATTGGGATCGGCTCGATCCTTGTCGATCCGCGGCTCGACGCCGCTGCGACGATTCGCGAATACACGCTCGAAGTCGACGAGTCGAAGCTTCGGCTCGTCGCGTATTGCGGCGGCGACGAGAACACGAAGGGCAATCTGTCGGCGCTCCTGACGTCGATCGTGCAACGCATCATGGACGGTAAGCTTCTGGGGAAGTACCGCTACCGCGTCGTCCGCATGCTCGGCGACGGGCGCGTCGATCTGCAGATCGTCAACCAGGCGTCGAACCTTCCCGACCTTCGATACATCTCGATGTGGCCAGGCGTTGCCGGCGTGCATGCCGTGTTGACGCCGGGCGTCGAAGTGCTCGTCGAGTTCGTCGAAGGCGACCGGGCGCAACCTGTGCTCGTCGGCTTCGCCGGTGTGGGCAAGCCGGGATTCGTCCCGGCGCAGATTCAGTTCCGCGGCTCGACGGACGTCGCCGCGCGCGTCGGGGACTTGATATCGGTCGCGCCGCAAGTCGGGCAACAGATCACACTAGTTGCTGTCGGTGCGGGAACGGGCGCGGGCGCCTACACGTTTACGTTCTCGCCGGTGCCAGTGCGCACGGGCGAGCCGCCCGAACCGGTGTTGACCGGGACGATCCGCGACTCTGACTCGAAGGTGTATCTGTGAACGAGCTCATGCGTACATCGCTCGAAGCGTCGATCGCGAAGCTCAAGCGACGCGTTACGCCGCCGACTGGCGCGCTCGGTTGGGGTGTGGATCTGTCGTGTGTATTCGATATCGACGCGAACGCGACCGAAGTCGATCCGCGTTCGATACTCGCGATCTCGCAAGCGGTGTTCCGTCGGTTCATCACTGCGCGCGGGACGCTCGACGACGATCAAGAGTACGGCTACGACATTCGATGGCTCGTGAATCGAGGGATCACGGCGGCATACGTGCCGCAACTCGCGAGCGATATCGCCGCCGAAGCGCGGAAAGATCAACGCGTCGCGCAAGCTGAATGCGTATGCACATTCAACTCCAGCACGCACAAGCTAACAGTTAGACTGCACATCACGGCGGCGAGTAGCGACGAGTCCTTCGAGCTCGTGTTCAGCGTGACGGACGGTGATGTACTTGTGGAGAAGCTTCTATGACGACTCCATCAGCATTCAACTTCGACGAGCTCGTAACGCCGGTCACTCCTGACGAAGCCGAGAAGTCGTATTACGACGTGCTCGGCGCGATCGGCGTCACCACGACGCAGTGGCAACCGGGCAGCGTTGTTCGGACGTACATCACCGGGACGTCGATCCTAGTCGCCGCGCTATCCGAAGTGATGGCGGCGATCTCGCGTTCGGGTTTTCTCGAGTTGAGCTCCGGCGAGTGGCTTCATCAAGTCGCGCACTACGTGTACGGGATCGACTACTTGCCGGCGACTTTCGCAAGCGGCGTGGTGACACTCACGAATACGGGCGGCGGCTTGTATGTGCTGGCGCCCGGCGACTTGATCGCGCTGAACCCGACGACGAAAAAGACGTATCGGAATCAAGCGGCGATCACGTTGAATCCGTTGTCGACGGTGACGAACGTCGCCATCCTTGCCGAAGAAGTCGGCACTCCTTCGAGCTCCGCCGCGCATGGGATCTCCCAGCTCGTCACGACGCTTCTAGGCGTCACTGTGGATAACCCGGCGTCGGTCGTCGGGCGCGACGCGGAGACGGACGAGGAGCTTCGGTCGCGCTGCTACGCGATGCTCGGATCGCTGAGTCCGCTGGGCCCGTGGGATGCGTACCGCTATGCCGCGGTGAACGCGACGCGACCCGACGGATCGAACGTCGGCGTAACGCGTACGCAGAACCAGAAGGACGGCTACGGCAATCAAACGACGTTCGTCGCGACGCGCTCGGGCGGCGTTCCGGGAACCGTCGGCAACCTGGCGACCGATCTCGGGCTGGTCGACTATGAGATACAGCACAAGGCGGCGCCGCTGTGCGTCACGGCTCACACGTCGTCGGCGATCACGGTCGCGACGCCGGTCGGTTACGAGGCGTGGATGTATTCGACGGCGAGCTTCACGTCGGACGAAGCGAAGGCTTTGATCTCCACTGCGCTCGACGATCTGTTCTCAGCGAACCCGATCGGCGGCGCGTTGCTCGTCGCCACTGACACGACCGGGTTTCTGTTCCGCGATGCCATCATTGCGGCGATCAAGGGCGCGATACCTGAGATCTATCACGTGACGCTGAGTGCTCCGACGGCGGACGTCGCGCTTGTGATCGGTCGCGTCGCGACTCGAACGACGACGACCGGAACGATCCATATCGTCGCGCCGCCCGAAGGGTTCGGAGGGTAGGAGCGTATGGCGACGGAAGCTGCATACGAAGCGGTCGAGCTGCTTGTGTTCCGCGAAGCGATTCGCGCGGCGTCGCCGCTGTGGCTCGCCACTGGATACAACGAGAAGATCCTTTACTCCGCGCATGCGCTACTCGACGCGACGGGCGCTTCGACGCAACAAGGCATCTTGTGTCGATTTCCCGGCGTCGCGCTGGACGAGTCGCTTCCGTACATCGGCAAGGAACGCCGCATTCGTCGAGGGCTCTACGAAGACAATCCGACGTACGCCGACCGGCTTCGATACTGGCTTCGCGATCATCGGTTTCGCGGCGGGCCCTATGCGCTGCTGAATCAGCTGTATCTGCACTACAAGCCGCACGGGTTCCCGATCGATCTGATTTACGCATCGGGTAAGAAGTATTCGATCACGGCGACGAACCCGACGCCGGTCGAAAGTATGATCGTGTGGTCGCAAACGGGATCGCTGAGGTGGGCAGAGTGGACGCTCATTTACTACACCGATCAGTTCAGCGGGACGTTGACGGCAGATCAACGCGCCGACCTTGGCGCCATACCGCGCGAATGGAACGCGGCTCATGCGATCGGAACGATCGTCGTGTTGCCGACTGCCGGCGAGTTGTGGGATTCGCTGCCGCCAGCGACATGGGATACGCCGCTGCCGAGCACGTGGAGCTCCGCGCTAGGGCCGTCGCAAATCATCAACATCTGACAGTTAGGGGGCGAAGCCATGTCTCACGCATTGACCGAAGTCGCAACGTTTGATCCGACCGTAACGGTTCCCGACGGAACAGACTCCGGCGCAGTGCGCGCGGCGAACGTTGCGGCGATCTCGCAAGTGCTCGCGAACCGCTCGCGCTACCTGAAGAACCTTGCCGACGGCGCCGCGCAGAAGTCCGGCGGTAACACGTTCACGGGAACGAACAACTTCGCGGCGCTCAATGCAACGTCACTCAACGTCACGCCGGGCGCGACGGCGCTCGGAGCTCTCACGGCAGGAACGACAACGCTCGGAGCGGTTTCGGCTCCCAGCTACGCGAACACGGTACCGCTGTTGCGGCAACTCCAGATCGATCTACGCACCGGAACCGCGATCGGGTTTCTGTTCGGCGTTGGCCTTCCGCAAGCGTACTTCATCGAAGGGGAAGGAATCATATTCTCCCAGACCGGTGGCGGCGGCGGAGCGTGGGCCGTTCCGTTAGTCCTTCCGCACGGCGGGGTAATCTCAGCGAACGGGATTCGAGTTCTCTTCAATCAGGCCGGGGCTAACGCAGTAACCTTCAATCTCGTGGAAACGCAATACAACTGGACAACCGGAACCGACGACCAGTTCGGCATTGGCGATGCGAATCAGACCTTCGCGGCGACCGGAAATGTTGTGACGAACCTAGTCACACCGGCATACAGCGTGGATCGTCAGAATAAGACTCTATATCTGGTCGCAAGGTCGCTCGAGGAAACAGCAAGCGCATCGTGGCGCGGCTTGCGTGTCACGTATAGCGATCTCGGTCCGTCGTCGCATTGGCAGTGAAAGGAGCGTCGTTATGTCCTCATACCTTGATGCCTTACTATCTGGAGCCGCGGCGGCGACGAAGCTTGCGACCGCGACGAGCGGCGTATTCGTCGACGTAGGCAACGCGCCGCCGCCCGTTGCAAAGCAGGTGCTAACGGCGACTTCGCCGACGACTGCGACATGGCAAGTCCCGCAAGCGTCGGGCGATCTCGAGACGAACGTTCCGGGCGCTCCGGTGGATATCAGCGGAGCGGCGCCGCCCGTCGAAGGTCAGGTGTTGACGGCGACGTCGCCGACGACTGCGATTTGGCGGGTCCCCGGACTGCACTACGATCCGGGGATCAAGTTTTGGACAAGTAGCATCGGGTCGGCGACGATCACTCCGGGGACGTGGGGCTTCATTCAGCAAGCGCCCGGCGCGACAGATCCGATCGTCGTGTACATCGTGTCATCACTCGCGGCGCCGCCCATTGATTCGCGCTTCGCGCTGTATGTCGGGCGCGATGTGACAGTCCCGGTCACGGTGAGCGTGCTCGGCGCATCGCAGATTCAAGGGCTCGACGGAGTTCTCGGGACGAGCACGACACTGCTTCCGGGCAGTGACTACGAGTGGGTCTTTTATCACGAAGATTCGTCGGCGCTTTGGGGCCTTGTGAGTGACACGGCGGCGGTCGCGAAGCGGATCGCAGTCGCCGGTGGAGTGGTCGAGGTGGCGAGTTCGCCGGCTCCGATCGCTGGTTACACTTTGGTTGCGACCGGTGCTGCGCATGCTGTGTGGTCGAGCATCGGCGGCTCGACGGCGGCGGCGCTCGCCGATGCGTTTGCGAACGCGCTCTATGTCGACGCGATTGTGTCGTCGAACAGCGACCTTTACGGGAACAGCGGCGGAAGCGAAACCGACGGCATCGGCTACGGCCAAGAGATCTTCGTGTTGGCTGTTGCTCAGATCGACAACACTGAAAACGGTTTCTGGAAAACGCACGACGGCACGTGGCCTCGTGCTCCGGGCTATCCGTTGCCGGTTGACACGACTGTCGGACAGCTCGTGATCGTGCGGGACGGGACCGAGTTTGCCGGCTCGGCGTGGGTGTACCTCGGCGCCGACGAGTGGGGACAGATCGCGGCTGGGTCGCCGATTACCGGCGGCGACTTCATGGTTCGGGTCGGCAACAAGATTCATCTTGTTGGGCCGATCACTGCAGGTGTGCATGGGAACCTCGGCGGCGGCGCGTTGCATGCTGACGCTACGACGACCGTTAGCGGATTCTTTACGGGCGCGGAGAAGGTGAAGCTCTCCGGCATTGCTACGAGCGCGGCGGCGGTTACGAGCGTTGCGCCCACGCAGATCACAGCTACCGCAACTGCGGCGGCTGGCTCGCAACTTGACGCGGCAAGGCGCGATCACATTCACAGCATCGCGACGGCGGCTCCTTCCACGCTTGTTGCTGGCGGAGTGAACACGATCGGAACGTCCGCAAACCTTGCGCGTGCGGATCACATTCATCAAATCCCGGCGTACGGGACCGCGTCCGCTACGATCTGCCAGGGGAATGACGCAAGACTTTCTGACGACCGCGTGGCGAGCGCGCTGCGTACCACGACTAACACCGTCAACGTGTCGTCGGCTGTCGTGCCGTCTGCAGGTCAAGTGCTCTGCGCGACTAGTGGATCGGCGGCGGGATGGGCAAGTCCGGCGTTCGATCCGGGGTTGAACGGTCTGAGGATTTCAGACACTGCGGATGATTCTCTAGGCACGGACGGTGCGAACAATACAATCTTCCTTGCGCACGCGAAGGGAAACACAATCGCGTTGTACGACGGGGCGAACTCCCGCTGGCTCGTGTACACAGCGGCGGGCGCGTCAGGTGCGATTACGTACCCTTTGAGCGGTCGCACAGCTGGCCTTCCGTTCGACGTGTTCGTGTACTGGAACGGCTCGACGCTTGTGCTGGAGCCGTTGAACTGGACGAACGCAACGACGCGCGCAACGCCACTGCTCAGAACGGGGGGCGTGTGGGTGAAACAGGGAGACGCATCGCGCCGCTATCTCGGAACAGTGCGACCGCGCAGCGCGACGACTTATCGAGTCGCGCGGGCGGCTGCTATCGACGGGAACTCTGCGGGTATCGACTACTGGAACTATGACAATAGGCGACAAACCGGGATCGTGCTGGTCGGACCTAACACCCCGACCTACGCGTATGCGACGGCGGCATGGCGGCAAGCGAACGGAGCAGCAGCCGCGCAGATCGATGTCATAGCGGGCATCGCGGGCGACCCTTGCTTCTTTGACGTCATTGCGACAGCCACCACGACGAACGCGACTGTTGTGTCGATGGGGGTGGGTATTGGGATCAACTCAACGACAGCGACTTCGAGTCGGCACGGGTCGACGCAGATCGCCAATAGCGCTCCGTCGATCGTGCAAGCCCACCTGCACGCCCATCTTTGCAACAACAATCCGCTGGGCGTCACTCAATACGCGTGGCTTGAATACGGCGCTGCGTCGTCGTCGTTTGTCGGCATAAATGCCGACACCAAGCATCAGCCGGGGATGTCCGGGCTCGTGTGGTTTTGACGGGGGCTGGCCGAGTGGGCCGCTCGAAGGGGTGACAGAACATGGCAACCGAACCGATCATCACGACGAACAAGCCGCGCTACACGGAGATCGTCGACTGCTCTGCGCGCGACTACACGATCGCAGTCTCGAAGGTAGACGCAGTCACAAAGACGGACGCGGGCGTCGTGATCGTTGGCATCGTACGGATCGAGGTGCGAACGCGAGCCGGCAACCGAACACTGTACGCGTTCGAGCTCGATCCGTCCGAAGTGGTCGCGCTGCAAAGTGCGATCGCGAACGCGACCGCGATCAATCCGCCGCCGCCGCTGGACTACGACGCGGTAGTCGCGCCCGTCGACGTGACGTTCGTCGCGACTCCGCGCCCGTAGCGGCGCCGCCCGGACAGGCGCCCGTAGCGGGCCCGTAACGCCGGACACGGCGGCGTGCTAGGCTGCGGTGGGTGTGGGTGTGCGGTGGGTAACTGGGGTGTGTGGTGGTGATTGCTCGCTCTCACGACGACCGGCGTCGCGCTCGTCTCGCCCGATGAGCCGACGCCGGTCGATCGACTTCGAGATCGCCGCCGATCGCCGGGTGCCGCCGCAAACCTGGAGAACCGGACAAGAGATCGCTCCGCGGATTGTCCGGAATGAATCTCGCGGACGCCGATCGATTCGCGATCTTGTCCGCTTTGCCGTCAGATCGGACAATGGTACTTGCGAGTTCCCGGCTCCCTTCGAGCCGGCGAATAAGGAAGTACCCACATGGCACACGGAAACGAGATCGAGACGGCGGCGAGCGGCGCGAACGAGTCGGCAACGATCGAGCAACTAGCGGCGAGCTACGCCGAACTAACGCTCGACTGCCTGCACAGCATGGCGAAGTCCGGACCGGACAGCGCGCATCGCCGGGCGGCGCAACGCGTGATCGACGAGCGGACACGCATGGTCGCGCTGGCGAGCGAGCCGAAGGAAGCGACGACCGCGTATCGCGTGACGCTCAAGACGAGCATGTACGGAACGCCGATGCCGGTCGCCGAAGCGCTCGTGTCCGGGCGGTCGGATCGACACGCGCGGGCGGCGGGACTGGAGCTCGCCGCCGATATCGAACGGGCGCTCGCGACGACGCGCGAGAAGTGGCTCGTGACAGTGGGCGGCGTGGCGATTCCTGAACGCGACTTCCTACGCGTCGACGTGTCGCTGTCGCTCATGACTGCCGATCCAGCCGAAGCGCGGCGGGCGCTCGCGGTGCTCGAGGGCGTGACAGGCAAGCGCGCCCGGCGTCGCGGCGCGCGGGCGGAAGGATCGGACGAGTCGAGCGCGACCGGCGACGAGTCGAACGGGTCGGCGGCTTCGAGCTCGGGCAGCTCGACGGGCGCGACCGGCGAAGATCCGCACGGTGGTCGCATCCGCCGCCGCCGCCGCCAACAGTTCCGGGAACTCGCCGGCAAGGATGCGACCGCGTTCGAGGCGCGCATGCTGTCGCGCGACCGGGCGGAGCTGCCGGACTTCGTGCAAGTCGTCGTCGACGGTGGCGAGCGGACGGAGGCGTACTGGACTTGGTTGGCCGACGAGTTCCGGGCGCAGAAGATCGACGGCGTAAAGTGAGCTAAGGGCGCTCACATTCGAGCAAACAAAAAGCCCCGTGCGACCAGTCGGTCGCACGGGGCTTCGTCGTTCTGGAGCTCGAAGGCTAGGCGGCTTCGGTCTCGTCGGCGTCGTCGGTCGCTTCGAGCACAGCGCCAGCAAGCGCCAGCGCTGCGGACTTCATCGGTGTGCCGCTCGTAGCAGCTGACAGAACCCGCTTAGCAAGGTCCTGAACCTCGGCGGCTCGAAGTGGCCACACATTGGCCACATTCTGACCTAACTGTGCGGAATCAGATTGGATGCTGTTGACTGTTAATCGAGTGGTCGCAGGTTCGAGTCCTGCTTCCGGAGCTGAATGATAACAAGCACTTAGGTTCGCAGACATCCGGGACGACGTGGCCAAAGTTTGGCCAATGTTTGGGGCGCCCGGATTGACCTTCGCTGCCGCTCTAAGCTTCGACTCGTTCGTGATGTGGGCGTACCGGTCCTGAGTGACCTTGATGTCTGAATGGCCAAGCCAGTCGGACACGGCTTGGATGTCCCACGCTTCGCCCCACGTACCGGACAGCAAGTGCGTTGCCGCCGTGTCGCGGAACTCGTGATAAACGGTTCGGTTGGATAGTCCAAGCTTGGTGACCCAGCCGGGTTTGATCTGAAGCGCGCCCGACTTGTCCTTGAACGGCGTATCAGCCCAGCCAAAGTCATAACCCTTGGCGAACATCCGATCGACGTTCGAGCGCTTGCGGTCGGCGCGACGACGCGCTTCGGAGCGGAGCACTTCGATCTGTCGAAGAGTGAGCGTCACACCTTGCCGCTTCGCCTCGGCGAGTAGGTCGCGGTTCGTAAGGTGAGTGTGAGCCGACACGAACAACGCAGGAGCTTGGAGCGCGCGCTTCGGCGCAGCATCGCCAGCGCAGAACACTAGACCGCTCGTCGGGTTCCCTTTGAACTCACGCCAGCGCGCCAACAGTCGCGCCGCCATAGGGATTAAGGCTTGTGTCCGGTCTTGTCCGTTTTTGGTGTCTCCCATCCAACTGGTAGACACGAGCCATAGGCAACCGGTCCAGTCCGCCGACTGCGACCAGGTGAACCGCTCCCAGCGCTGCGACGCGATCTCACCTTGTCGCAAACCCTGAATGACCGAACACGACAACGCGACGCGGTACATAAACGGGACGTGCGGACACGCGACGAGCTGTTCGAGGTTACTCCGCGGAACGCCGGTCGCTTCTTCGCACGGCTTGCAGAAGAAGATCCGTTCGCAGTCCGTTTGTGGGAGGTAGTCGATCTTCGCGGAACGCTTCGCCCGCTTCGTGCGGATACGTCCGTTGATCTTCGGCTTCGGTACTCGAACGCTTTCCGCTGGGTTCGTCTTGATGATTTGCGGCTTGCGATCCTTGGCGGCGGCGAGCGCGCTGCGGAGAAGTGACAGACCTTGCTTCGCGTAGTTGCGCGAGATCGGACGGTCGAGCTGTTGGAGTGTCCGCTTGCCGTTGTGGAGAACGCTCCGCGTCGCCGGGCGCTCGAGAAGATCCGCCGCCCATCCGGCGATGTCGGCGGTCTTCTCGATTGTCCGCAATGGCCAGTCGATGAACGGCGCACCACACACAACGCTTCGCCACGTGTGTGCAATGGAAGGCGCGAAGTCGTGTTCCGACATTCGGATCTCGCCCCACTGGCGCAGCGTGATCCCGCTCACTTCGCCTCGATCGAGCTCGATCAGAGCTTGTCGAGTCATGTTCGCCTCTTCTTCGGTCTCGAAGAACAAGCTCTTGTCGCTGCCGTTGCGACGAACGCGGAGGCGCCAGCGACCCGTCTCGGGCACGAAGTAAACCGTCCCGATGCCGTAGGCTCGCTTCGTCTCTTTAGTTTCGACTACTTCTGTCATGTACTACCGCTGTTTGAGGAACCGCTTTGCCGCGTCGTAGTGACGCTCACTCGGGCGGTTCGGGTTGGCGAGTGCTTCGCGGCGAAGGCGTTCGCGCAGAGAACTACTGCGTTTATCGCCTTTCACCGCCGCGGCTTGGCGCCGCGCAAGCAACTCTACCAACAGAGCTTCGATGTTTGCGAGCCGCTTCGCGATCTCTAAATCCGAGCTGTTCATGGTCTCCAGCCTTTTCGATTGGCGGTGGGTTTTGAGTGCAGCTGATGGCGGCGGACAGTTGTTAGTTGTCCGATGTGGATAACTTGTTAGTCCGTTTCGCCGCGCAGCTGATGGCGGCTGTTAGTTGGTGCGACCTGTACTTGTCCGGTCGCCCGACCCTTGCCGCGCCATGCCATGCCATGCCATGCCGAGCCCGGCCTGGCCCCGCCGTGCCCAGCCTCGCCACGTGCAGGCATGGAGAAAATAACGGTCCGGTGTGCTTCGTGTCCGCCGGACCTCGGACCCTTGCCGTGCCAGGCCGCGCCCAGTACAGCCGCGTCATGCCACGCCCTGACGCGCGGGGCCCAGCCAACGGGAGGCCATGCCAAGCCACGCCCAGTAACGGACGGGCTAGCACTGCCACGAAAAATAACGGTCCGGTGTGCTTCATGTCCGCCGGACCTCGGACCCTTGCCGCGCCTAGCCGGGTATCGCCCAGCACCGCCGAAGCCGGGACACGCCCCGCCACGCCTAAGCCTGGCCTGGTGTTGCCCCGCCACATCATGATTACAGCTTCGCCTTCGCCGTTGCCGGTAAACGGTTTGCTTCGAGCGCTGCGCGGATTGCTCGAATCTCTCTTTCCTTCTCGAGCAAGGCGCGCGCGTGTCGCGTTGCTCGGTTCTGTGCTCGGTCCCATTCGTCGCGTTGTACTTGCGTCAACGCTTCGGCGTCGGGCACTGGAAGGTTTGCAGTCCGCAACACGTTCTTGATTGCCGCGCGCATCCGGCGATCGTTGTCGCCCGCATATTCATCATCTGCCAGAACGCGCAGGTTGTGACCCGCGCGGCGAACGCGGAGATCGGGACGATGCGTGCGGATCATACTCACCACGGCCAACACGCCAAGGTTGTATTCGTCCGTTCCGCGCACGACCTTATGACCGAGATCGACGGTCACAATGTGCTCGAGTATCTCCGCGGAGACGATCGAACCTTTCTCGAGTTCTTCGAACGCGAGCGGCCAGAGCTCCGCTTGATGTTCGTTGCTCACGGCAACACCTCGACAGTGAAGCGACCGTAACGCGGGCGATAGTCGCCGATACCTATCGCCTTGCCGGCGCGTTCGAGTGCGAGTGTGATGCTGTCGCGCGGCATCAAGGTAGAATCGAACTCGAGCTTCGCGACGAGCGACCAGCCACGGAAGATCGGACGAGTGCGCGTGATGCGACTTTGTTGGACGCGGACGCCGCGCGAGTCGATGAAGTCGTCGAGCTCGTAGAGTTTCTCAACGTCGCGCGGTCCTTTGTAGACCAGGGGAAAGTGCGGGTGTTCTGGTAGATCGTAGATCCCGGCGGCGGCTTGCTTGCCCATCTTGAACGCGCGCGCTCCTTCGATCACGGCGGCGAGAACGTTGTCGACTGGGATGCACGGCTCGTTCTTCTTGTCGAGATACAGCGACCCGAGGAACTCGATCCGAGCCGCTTTGATTAGGTCCTTCGCTTTGCCTTTTGAAACCGCGGACAGTTGTTTAGACCATTCGTCGCGCGGGTTCGCGAGTCGTCCGTTGTGCATGAGTATCGGAGATGTGCCAGTCAGTCGCGCCTTGAACGTTTCGATTGTCATGTGTGGTGATTGCCTTTCGTGTCTACGTCGATCGTCAAGAGTCCTGCGTTGTCGGCGTTTGCCGAGGTGCGTCGCTCTGTGGTGTCGAAGTGTTAGTTAGTTGTGACCTGTACTTGTCCGGTCACCCGACCCTTGCCGGGCCTCGCCTCGCCGTGTCTCGCCGTGCCGGGCCTCGCCTCGCCAGACCTCGCCAGGCCATGCGAAGCCGCGAAATAGTTGTGACCTGTACATGTCCGGTCACCCGACCCTTGCCGCGCCAGGCATTGCATCGCCTCGCCCTGCCACGCCCTACCAGGCCGCGCGGAGAAAATAGTTGTGACCTGTACATGTCCGGTCACCCGACCCTTGCCGCGCCCGGTCAGGCCGCGCACCGCCCCGCCAGGTCTCGCCAGGCCAGGCCGAGGCTCGCCCCGCGCTGGCCCGCAGTGAAAATAACGGTCCGATGTGTTTCAGTGTCCGTCGGACCTCGGACCCTTGCCGTGCCGCGCCCAGCCAGGCCGCGACTTGCCATACCAGGGCGGGCATCGCCCCGGCGGACCTAGCACCGCCCCGCCCAAAATCTTTCAACCGGCGATCTCGTCTTGCGGCTCGAGCTCGCCGCGAAGCCGCTCGAGTAACGTCGTGTTCCGTCGATCGTCGCGCGCAGTCCGCAACGCTGTCGCGATACCTTTCTGGTCGCCGACGATCGTTACTTTCCGGCGAGTGCGCGTGATCGCGGTGTACAGAAGTTTCCGCGTCAACATCCGCGTGTGTGTCGAGTGGCACACGACGACGACGTGATCGTATTCCGACCCTTGAGACTTGTGGATTGTCAGCGCGTAGGCGAGTTCGAGCGCGAACGCTTGCTCGTTCGTGTATGCGACGTCGCGGTCGTCGAAGCCGACTACGCAGGCGCCGCCCGCTATCGAGACGAGCGTTCCGATCTCGCCGTTCGTAACGCCGCGCTGGTAGTCGTTCTTGTTCTGAATAACCAAGTCGCCGACATGCATCGCGTAGTGTTCGCGGCGCAAGCACTGTGCGCCGACGCCGCCCGCTTCGAGTGCTTCGGGATTGCGCAGGGCTTGAAGCTCCGCGTTCAGCCGATAGATACCGGCGTGTCCGGTTCGCTGTGGTGACAACACGTAGGCTTCGCGGTCGCGCTCGACGACTTCGCGCACGGCTGCCGGCACTTCGACTGCGGCGTTCACTTCGACGAACTCGAAGTCGTTCGTCGTCTTGAGCTCGAGGGCTTCGCCGGCAAGGATGCGCGGCGCGTTGCGGTTGACCCAGCGTTCCGCCGCGGAGCGGTGGACGTTCGTCAAGCGCGCTTGTGGTATGGCGTCGTGCTCCAGGAGATCGGCGAACACACGACCGGGACCGACGCTCGGAAGCTGGTTTGCGTCGCCGATCAACATGAGCCGGGTTCGCGGTCCGATCGAGCCGAACAACGCCGCGGCGAGTTGGATGTCGAGCATGCTCGCCTCGTCGACGATCACGAGATCGGCGTCGAGTGGATTGTGTGGGCCGTGGTCGAAGCAGAAGCCGCGGAACCCTAGCAAGCGGTGCACAGTGGTCGCTTCGCGCTTCGACGCGCTCGACATGCGTCGCGCTGCCTTGCCGGTGGGCGCGGCCAGTAGGACGGACGTCGGCGCGAAGCCGGCGATCGCGTGACTGGTTACGGTTGTTTTGCCGGTTCCCGGTCCGCCCGTAATGAGGGCGAACCGGGCGCGGCGAATGAGCTCCATCGCGTGCAGCTGCGACGGGTCGGGCTTGAACTCGTCGGGCGCTGGCGCGCTCATGAGTCGATCTCCGGCGTCGACGTATCGCCCGGCGTGGTCGGCTCGTCGTCGGGCGTCTCGTCCGGCTCGGGCTGCGCAGTGAACGTCAACAGCGCGTGTGCGATGCCTGTAAGGAACTCGTCGCGCTGCGATGCATCCTGACCGAACTTCATTCGATAGCTTGCGACTGCGGCTTCGACGAACGGCGTCGGGTGACTCGGGTCGAGTACGTTCGCGACAGTGAGCAGGCCGGCGGCGACGTAAGTCACGTGTGAGGCGAGCGACTCGTTCTCGTTCTCCGCGGGTCGTCCAGTGCACTCGACATAAGTCCGATGGCACACGGCGGCGCTCATGGTCGCGAGCGAGTAAGCGATCGCCGCCTTCGCGCGACCGATTGTCTCGGCGCGTTCGGGGTAGTCCTTGTGATAGTCGTTGAGCTCCGCGCTCGTCGGCAGTAATCGCCAGCTGCCGAGCCGTTCGAGGAAGTGTGTCATTCGAGCGATCACGTCGTCGATCTGTTGGGCGGTCTGTGCTTCGGCGGCGTCCGGTACGTCGTGTCCGTCGGGGAGCTTCGCGGCGTCGGGCGGGTTCGTCGTGTCTGTCATGGGTGGTGTGTCCTTTGCTCGTGTGGGGTGTGCGTGTCGTGTCAGTGGCCTACGGGGTTCGGCTTTTCCGCCGCGCAGTGCTCGGCGCTGTGGTGTCGCTTGATGAACGCCGGGATCGTCGCGGCGAGCCGGCGCGCGAGTAACGCCGGACATTGACCCGTTGCGATGCCTAGTCCGTCGATCACTATGCACAGCATCCCGATCGCCGAAGCATGCTCTCCGTCGATGCGAAGGCCGTGCGCCATGAGAGTCACGGCAACGCATGCGGCGTGCGCCGCGAGTTGATGATCGCGCTCGAAGTCTTCGCAGGCGATGCCGTGTTCGAGCTCGCGCATAGCGGCGAGGAACGCGTGTCGGGTCGGCAACCGGTCGCGCCATTCCGCGACACTCTCGCCAAGCTTCGGCATGGGTAAGAGATCGTCGGCTGTCGCGGTCGCGTTGTTCGAGTCGTTCGAGCTGTCGCGTATGAAGTCGGGTCGGGTCGTCATGGGTTCGAGTCTCCTTCGTGGTCCTTCGTGAGTTCGTCTAGTGCGATCGCCGCGGACGCTTCGTGCGCTCCCATAGCGGCGGTGTAGTAGCGTTTGCCGTGGCGCACGATCGTCGCTTCGCGAAGCGCGCGGCGGATGCCGTCGGCGGCTTCTGCGTGTGTGATGGCCAAGACTTCCTCGGCGGCTACGCGCTGCAATGACCCGCCCCACATGAAGCAGTGTCCGTCATACGTCGCTTGTTCGAGCACGTGAGCGATACCAGCTGCGACGCGTCTCGGGTCGTTGTGGGCCATACCTTGCGCGCGCGCGACTTCGTCTGCGCGCTTGAATCCGAAGCCGTCAACGTGTCGAGCGAGCGCGTAAGGGTTCTCGCGCACTTCCGACACGACGACGTCTAGCGACTCCCATTGATCTAAACACTTTTGAATCTGGTTCGTCGTAAGTCCCCAAGCGCGCAGCGCGATCATGTGGTCGCGCGTGTCGCGTTCGGAGAGATACACAGCGCGGATGCGCGCGGTCGCTTCGACGGTGATTCCGTTCACGGCGGCGAGTGAATCCGGGTTCGTCTCGATCGCCAGCCATAGCGCAGCGGGCGTTTTGAAGTGTGCGAGCAAGTCACGGGCGCGCGCTTCGCCGATGCTCGGAAGCGTCGACGCCAGCCAGGCGACAACACCGTCGACGCTATCGGGTCGCATCGGAACGCACGATTCGATCTTGAAATGTTCGCCGTACCTCGGATGCAAGACGCGCGACCCGCGGAGCTCGAGGTTGTCTCCGGGTCGCGCGTCCAGGACCTTGCCGGTGATGGTGAACGGCTCGTCTTCGGCGTCTAACGCGACACCGGTTCCCCACCCGTCTTGTGTGCGCACGTAGAACGACACGAGTCGAACGCGACGAGTCTCGAGAACTGTCGCGTCGACGCGATGGCGCTGTCGGCTGCTCTTCGCTCCGCGGTTCATGCGCTCGCCTCGTCGACAAAGTCTTGGCCTTCGCCGCTCGTGTAGGTGCTCGTGTCGAACGAGGTGTCGCCGCCCGTAGCGTCGTCGGCGTCCGATACGCCGCTTGCTGCGACGCGCTCGTCGACGCGGCGCAGGATGTGTCCGAGCTGCTCTTGCAATGCGGCGACGCTCGCTTCGGCGTTCGCGATGAACTCCGCGGTGTGTCGGATGTATGGGGGATCGTTCGGACCGCCGCGGTCAGGGTTCGCTACGCGCTCGATGATAGGCAAGGCGTGCGTGGGCTTTGGCTTGTTCATCGCCGCCGACAGACGAACAGGGAACGCGTACAGCGGAACGTTTGTGCGACCCTTGGCAGTCTTCAAGCGGTTGATATGGTGCTTGCGCAAGTGCTGCTGAATGACGGGCAGCGACGTACGCCGGAAGCGCGACACGAATACTTCGTGTGTGTCGTTGTCGACGCCGAAGAGATGGAACACGGCCGAGCATGGTTTGGTCCGCTTGCCGTCGTTGCCTTCGCGCCATTGTGCGTCCGGGCAGTCTTTGCAAGGTCGGCGCGTTCCGTCGCTCATCTTGCCAGTGATGCGATCTTCGGAGAGGCACACCGTGTGCGTCTTCTGATCGGTCTGATCGAACACGGTGTATGCGTTCGTCTTGTGCAGGAGAAGGAACGTTACGTTCGCTTCGCGGCGCGACGTCTCGTTCAGGTCGTCGAACCATTCATCGGCGGGCACTTGCCGCCCGTCGGGACCGACGCGCTTCGAGTTGATCGAGAGACTCGACACGCGCTTATCCTCGGCGTCGAGCTCGCCTAAGCCGTCGTCGCCGGTGAACTGGAGATCGGCGAACTCGTCGTATGGAGCGATCGCGGTCGAGCTCGTCGTCGCGAGCGGCGCCGAAGCGGTCGACGGGATCGGAGCTGTGGGAGCTGGGGGCGTGGTCTTCTGGCGGGTCGTCATTCGGTTGCAGGTCCTTTCGGTCGTCGTGTTCGTGGTCGGGTCACTCGTCGGCGCTGAGCGCGTCGGTTGTGGTCATGTCGACGCCGCGCAGATCGCGCGCGAGTTCTTTGGATTCGTCGTCGCTCGACTCGAAGCCGTCGTTCAGGCAGACGCGCGCGTACTTGCATCGCCCGCAACGCATCACTCCGATCTGGTCGATGAACCTTCCCATGCGGATCATCCCGACGACGTTGCGCAAGCGCGCTTCGAGGCGAACTAAGTCCGTCTCGCGGAGCGCGACGTTGCACCATGCGCCGCCGCGCAGATCGCCGCTCTTGTACTTGTGCTTGGCCTTCGGCGGCGTGTCGTATCCGTAGTGCGACAAGTCTTCGAGCCGCGTTACGGCCTTCGAGCCGGCTTTCTCGTACGGGACATAGGCATGCAGCGCGACGTAATGGATCGAGCTGGGGAACTGCTCGAGGCGCGTCGCGTCGGGATGCGACTCGCCGGTCGCCAAGCCGACTAGAGCCGCTTCGATCGCTTGGCGTTCGGCGATGTAGCGCGACGGATGCGTCGACACATGGGCGCCAACCTTCGCGACCTGATGGCCGTTCGGCGCGACGCTATGCTCGATCGACTCGCGAGGGAGGAAAGTCCCGTGACGGAGCGCAGCGGAATAGAAGCCTGCTTCCCATGAGTGATCGAGATCGAGCTGCGCGGGTTTCTTGTCGGTGCTTTTCCAGTCGGCAAGCGCGATCGTCCTCGGCGCTTGCTTCGGGACGTAAATCAGATCGATGTGTCCCGCCAACCAGTAGGCGCCAAGCTTCGCGATGAATCCCGGCTCGACGAGAACGACGCGCTCGACGCGCTCGTGCAAGCGGGACAGCAAGCCGACGATCATGTGTATCGCGTCGTCGAGCACGTCGCTTTCGTTGTCGCCGCCGTACCAGATGACTTTACGTGTGGCCGTCTCGCGCTCGAACTCTTCCCAGAACACGCGCTTCACGTTGTCGCGGTTCGGTATCCAGCGAGCCGATAGGATCGCTTCGCGCGCGGCTTCGCTCGTGAGCGCGCGCGCGATCGTCTCGTGCACTGCGGTTCCCGCTGCCATCTTGCCGGATATGGTTTCGTGCTCGTCGGGCGACGAGTCGCCGCGGTCAAATGCGGCGTCCATCTCATAGCGAAAACGCTTCGGGCAGCCGTAGTCGCCGACGATGCTCGTCATATTCGACTTATGGAGCGCGAACGCGGGCTCCGCGCCACACTTGCGAAACGGATAGGGCATGCGAGCGATGTACGATCGCGCCAGTACGCAATCAATCGCCTAATACATAAAATCTTGGGTAGCTCCCAAGATGTTAGGTAGAGCTAGCCTGCGGACGTCGGGTCATAGCGGCGGCTGCATTGACGTCGTGAGCGGCGGCTAGCTAATCAGATCGATCGGCGCACACGAGAGCACCTGTCAGGGACAAAACTGTCGAGGTGTACAGCGTTTGCCCTTGTGTGTGCCGTCAGCTGCCTATACGGACGATCGTCGGGCAGTACACGCGCGCACGAAAAAACGTCTCATGGGGCAGGAGGGCCGAGTGTCTAGAGACCTGAACGCGGAAGTCGAACACGCACTGTCGTATGTCCGAGCCTGGACCGAGACGGACAAATGGCCGGTCGGCTCGTCGACGTGTGCCGCTCGGCTAGATGTCAAAGTCGAGTGGCTTGCGACCGATGCCGAGTTCGCCGCGGCCGTCGGCGCTATGGGTGACGACGACGCGACGCTCTATTGCGTTTGGGATTGGCAGCGGTTTGTCCCGGTGGAAGGTGTGCTGGCTGTGCACTGCACGCAAAGGCTGTTGCGCCGATGCGGTCTCGATCCGCAGGACTACGAGATCGTCGCGCGCGTATGCGTCAGGCTGACGAAGTACCTTCCAGATCGATCGGCCGTCGATTGGATGCTCAAGGTTCTGATGCACATGCGCGGCGACGTCGCCTAGCTACCGCGAAACTGGCGTGCGCTTGCGTTGACGGGTCGGCGGTGCTGGCGGTGCTGGCGGCGCCGCTCGTGGGGCGTGTCCGTCGAGAGCGATCGCTCTGAGTCTATTCGCAGCGTTCGTCGCTGCATTGATCGCCGCCAGTAACCGCGCTTCTGGTTTTAGCTTTGTCGCGCTGTCCCATGCGCGAACGAAGTGTCGAACGAAGTTCGCCGATCGGTCGATCCAATAACGTTCGGGATCTAGATAGACCTTCGCGAGTGCCGATCGAGCTTCGCAAGACGCCTTCAGACTTTCGAGAAGCTCTCCCGTCTCCGAAGGAGAGAGCTCCATCGTTGCTCGAATCGCTTCTATCTCTGATGGAGTTCCAGAAGAGAGAATCGCAGCGACATAAGGTGCTTCGATCTCGGAATGGGAAAGGGAACTGGCGAAGGCATTAGGGGAGACATTCTCGAGAGCGACTAAGCTCCTTGAGATGTCCGCAATACCCTGCTTTTGCCGGCTCTTTTTGCCATAGAGAAGCTCGTCGGCTGAATAGCCGAGGAGTTGAACAGCCGCTGAAAAGAAGTGAAGAGACATCTCGTTCTTTCCGAGATCCCAGTTCTGAACCGCGTTGTAGTTCGCTCCTAACATCCGCGCCCATTCCGCCCGGTTCCATCCACGAGAGAGATAAGCCGCCCATATGCGACGAGCTAAGGTCGGCTCGCTTAAAGGGTCCTTCGCGTTCGGAGTGTCTTTATCCATCCGTCGTTCCCTCCGTCTATCACGGATGGTGCAACCAATCGCCTATTGCTTCGAGCGTATAGTCTACTGACTCGAGTCTCGCGAGCGACAATTCCCGTAAACGTACGCACTCCGAGAACGATCGGGCGAAATCTCCCTAGCCAGCGCTGGCTACATTTCGCGTTGTCAATACGCATTTCCGCAAGTCCGACTAGGCAAGTTTGACGTGTTCCCCAAAGTGTTGGGTATGGCTACCCAAGGTCTTGCGTATCGGCGCAATCAGTCGCACATAGCGCGGATGCAGCTTGGCGAGTGGATCGAGACGCAACCGCGCGGCGCGCTCCGGCGACTCGCTGAGCGGTCCGGCGTCGCGTATCGAACCCTAGTCGACTTGAAAGCCGGGCGTCGGGCGGCGAAGCCGGACACTGCCGAAGCTGTATCGATCGCAACGGGCGGCGTCGTGAGTTCTCAAGAGCTCGTGTCGCCGCTGTTGCCGTATCTGCAAGAGAGGGCGAACCGACGCGCGCGGCGCATTCAAGAGCTCCAATCGCGTCGCGATGAAGGACGGAAGGCGAGTGCATGACGGGCGACGACACCACCACCACGAAGAACACCACCACTACCACCACGAAGCCGAAGCGCGACGAGCGCGACCGAGACAAGTACGAGACGCGCGAACTGTTCTGCCAGTTGACGAGCGACGAGCTACTCGACTTCGGAAAGAAGATGGCGGAACGCGACCGCGAGATCGCGGTGCTCGAATCGAAGATCGACGCGCTCAAGCTGAATGCAAAAGCGCTTCGAGGCGAAGCCGACCGGCTCGGGCTTGATCGGTCGCGGCTCGCGATTGCGATCGATTCTGGACAGGAGCCGCGCGACGTTGAATGCATGTGGCGCGAACCCGACGACGGGTTCGTGATGGAGCTCGTTCGCCTCGATACCGAAGACGTCGTCGACACGCGAGCCATGAAGGAGAGCGAGAAGCAACGGGCGCTCGACTTCGTGAACAGCGACGACGAGCCGACGGCGCCCGGTGTGCCGCCCGGCGTCGCGTCAACCGCCGCGACGGGCGTTGTCGCGGCGGTTGACGACGACGACGAGCTCTTACCACTCGAGACGAAGCCAGACGCCAGCACGACGACGGGCAAGCGCGCCAGCACACGTCGGACCTTCGACGGTAACAACTAACCACTGACAACCTGAAACCACGGCGAAGGGCGGCGACACGTGGCGAATACTCCGCGCGATCCAGGCGACGGCGACGACGACTCGTCTGCAGAATCTAAGGCGTCGCCGCCGACGCCGCCGCCGATCGGACGTAAGAAGCGCCAACGTGTCGCGGTCGTCGTCCCGTTGCCGACGAAGCGTGAGCTGTCCGAGAAGCATCGCGACGAGCTCCTAGCGTGTGGCTTGAACGACGAGACGATCGCGCTTGCTTGCCTGTACACAGAGACGCACGGCGCTCGATTAGGAGCGCTCGTCGCGCGCAAGTGGGGCAACTGGGGAACGGCGATCGTGTTTATGTTCTTCGAGCCGGGCGCGACCGAGCCGTACGGCTGTCGTGTGAAGGCCGACCGAGCGCGTCGCAAGGGAACGAAGAAAAACGGCAAGCCGAATATCGTCAAGTACGATCAAGCCGACGACACCGGCGTCTACGTGTATTTCCCGCCGCGCGCGCGACTGCGTAACGCGTTCAATCCAGCGGAAGGCGAGCCGCTCGAGCTCGTGGTTTGGGTTGAGGGCGAGAAAAAGAGCCTAGCGCTCGATCAGCTCGGCTTCGTGTGTGTGGGGTTGGCTGGCGTTTGGATGTGGGGCACTGGCGATACTGCGAACGACGGCGATCGCCCGAACGATCTGATTCTCAAGCACGTCAAGCTCGCGGGGCGCGCGCATGTGATTTGCTTCGACGCGGATTCGTGGTCGAACTCTAACGTGATGCTAGCGGCGCAGCGGTGGGCCGGTGTGCTGCTCGCGGCGGGCGCGACGAGTGTCACGTTCATTTGTCCGCCGCTCGTCGACGGTGGGCCCAAGGGGATCGACGATTACTTGGCGGCGCACGGTGCCGAAGCGACGCGCGCGCTGATTGCGTCGGCGGGACCGATCGAGCCGCTCGATCCGAAGCAACCGCTCCAGCGTGTGCGCAGTGTGCTTCGCGACGACGACGCGCCGATCGACGCCGGTGCGCTCGTTCCGCCCGGTTACGAGATTCAGCGGGACGGCTCACTGTGGGCGGCGGCGAAGTCGGAGAAGAAAGGCGACGAGCTCGTCTCACACGTGCCGATGTTCATCACTCGGAAGCTTGTCGACGTCTACACCGGCGACGAGCGGCTCGAGCTGTCGTTCGTGTCGAAGCTCGGCGAGTCGAAGGTGTGGCGCACGATATCCGCTTCGCGTCGGGCGATCGGCGAAGCGCGTACGATGGTCGCGGAGCTGGCGCCGCTCGGCGCTCCGGTCACGAGCAACAGTGCGTCGAAGGTCGTCGACTGGTTCGAGGCGTACGAGCGGGTCAACACGCACGCATACGAGCGCGTAGCGTGCGTTTCGCGGTTCGGGTGGCATACGGTCGGCGGGTCGTCGCCGGTCTTTGTGGGTGCTCGCACGTACGCCGACGACGACGCCGACGCCGACGAGTCGCCGGGCGCGAACGCGAGCTCGATCACACTCGACGCGCGCGGAGATCGTCGGAAGGTCGTCGACGCGATGAAGCCGCGCGGAACGCTCGAAGGTCATTTGCGCGCGCTGCGCAAGGCATGGGCGGCTGATTCGGTGTGTGCTGTGGCGATATGCGCGGCGTTCGCGGCGACGCTTCTGGAGCCGCTACGGGCGCCTAACTTCGCGGTGCATCTTCCCGGCGAGTCGAGCCGGGGAAAGACGAGCATGCTCAAGATCGCCGGTTCGGTCTTCGGCGATCCTGAGTCGGCGCAGATCGTTGCATCCTGGAACGTGACGAGCGTCGGCGCGGAGATTCGAGCGGCGCAGCTGTGCGATCTACCTCAGTGCTACGACGAGATCGGCGGCGGTGACTCGCAAGCGATCGAGAAGCTCGTATACAGCTTGATCAACGGCGGCGGGCGTACGCGAGCACAGCGCGATCTGACACTACGTGAGACGTCGTCATGGCGAACGATCCTGCTATCGACCGGTGAGCGTGGGCTCGCCGATGAGATGGCGGCGACGGGCGCGCAAGTCCGGATCGTGACGTTGCCTGTTGTGGGCTTCGGTTCGTTGACAGCCGCGGAGATCGACGCGCTCCGGGAGGATTGTGCAGCGAATGCCGGGAGTGCTGGCGATGCGTGGCTGCGCGAGATCGTAGGGATCGACGCGGAGACGTGGGAGGAGTCGCGCGCGACCATGCGTGGGGCGCTCGGGACTATGCGTGCGCGGTCGCCGAAGGATTCGCTACGGGGACGGGTCGCCGGATACTTCGCGCTGCTCGTCGCGGTCGAGTCCATGCTGGCGCAGGTGTTCGAGCTGGGCGCGGAGAACGGCGCGACCATGCACGGGGCCTTCGACGCGCTGAGCGACCGGGAGCCGCTAGCAGGCATTGCGGAGCGCGCGCGCGACATGATTGTCGATCGGCGGCTCGCTGAACCCGAAGGATTCGTCGATCTCGAAGGCGCGACCGATGACGGGACGTCAGTCGAGCCGAAGCGCACGGGCAAGGCGCGTTACGGGTTCCTACGTGGCGATCAGGTTTGGCTGATTCCGGCGGCGTTCCGGAAGCTGTGCGCAGACAATCGACTGACAGCGCGTGAGGTGTTAGGAGAGTGGAAGCGTCTCGGTTGGCTTCGGCACGACCGAGGGCGCCTCGATAAGACCGTTCGCGTCGGCGCACAGACGCCGCACCTATACGTCCTAGTAGCTACTTCGACTGGCCAGCAAACCACGGATGAACCGTGAGCGGCCGGGCGAAAGTGGCAACTTTGGCAACAACCGGCAACGGAAAAGCTCAACGATTCCGCGAGTGTTCCAATGTTCGCGGAGTTGCCGAGGGGTAAAGGTCCTATGCAAGAAATTCGAGATGTGTTCGTCGTGTATGACCAACGTAGGTGGACGTCCTACGATTTGGATACACACATTTTGTTTTCGCCCATGGGATGTGTTGGAGCGTGGAACACTGGCAACAACGGAACATACGTTGATATTGCTGGGTTATTCTGTTGCCTACTACGTAGGCAAACTGGCAACAATGGCAACATTGTTAGTAATTGGGCGCTCTCACGAGAGACCCATGGCTAGCCGTAAGAAGCTAGGACCTAGTAAGTCGATCAACCGGGCGGCGGCTGTTGAGGGTGCGCAGCTCGAACTAGGCGTCGCGGTCGAGCTCGAAGCGCGCGTCGACGTCGAGCTCGAAGCGCGACCGCCGCCGCCGCGCGCTGAATCCGCGCCACGCCCCACCGTTGCCGCCGCCGTGCCGCTTGCTGTGCTCGAAGTCGGGCGCTTGCTGCCGGTGCATCTCGGCAAGCTTCCTAGACCGACGTCGCTCGATCTCGAGATGGTCGCGGCTCCCAAGGTCCCGGCGGTCGCGTTCGCGGTAACGACGAGCGCGACGCGCTATCGGGAACTGCGCGAGTCAGGCCGCCCGGTGCTGCTGGCCAGTGAGCTTTGCGCGCTTGCCGTCGCCGCGGAGCATGGTCGGGCGTCGGCTGTGTGGCTTGCCGACCGGCTTGCGCATCCGAGAAGCCAGATTGATTTGGGTGTGGCGCTGGGTGGTACGCCGAAGCGAGCCGTCGACGACGATCGCCCGGATTGGCTAGCTCCGCGCGGTCGCGGATTGTGGGGCGTGATCGAAGCCGACTTCGCGAAGCGAACGGCGCTGCTGAACTTGGCTGGCTGGCATCTCGAGGCATGGCCGATCGCGCGCGTGCTGCATGTGTGGGGCGCGCGCATCGTGCGTGTGGGGATTGGCGAGGTGGTCGAATGGCTCGAGTAGCCCCACACAATCGCGGTCGGCGTCGGGTCGCCCAGATGCCGGCGTCGGTGCTGGCGTGGCCATGCGTGGTCGTCGGCGTCGATACGGCGAAGCGCTCGGGATACGCAGTGCGTGTCGCCGGGCGGCTCGTCGAAGCCGGCGAGATTCAAACGGACCGAGATCGAGGGTTGGCGCGTCGGGTGGTGCTCGAAGCGGTCGAACGAGCGCGCCCGTTGGAGCTCCGCGTGGTGCTCGTTCTCGAGAAAGCATGGGGCGGCGACACGCGTACGGTGCTCGGGTTGGGCGCCGCTCGCGAACGGTGGCTCAATGCATGGGTTGATTGCGGACAGCCGCTGCAGCGGATCGTCGACGTGTATCCAAGTACGTGGCGCGCTCGTGTGCTCGGCGT